ATAGATACGATGCTGAAAAAGAATCTGATAAAAAGGGATAATATATGGCTAGAAAAAATCAAAATATGGAGGAGTTATTTGAAAATGGTAAGGAGCTAATTGCTTTTTATCGTGAGCATCCTTGTACTGCTGCTTATGAATTGTTGGGGGTTGATTTAGCTCCAATCCAGCGCTTGGTTTTTAGAGATATGTGGTTCAAAAATTATGTTATAGCTGCTTGTGGCCGTGGCTACGGTAAAAGTCAGAGCGTAGTTAGTAAAGTTCTTTATAAAGATAAAGGTTTAGTTTATTTATATGAAGAATTACCACCAATTCCATCATATTTAAGAGACGGTGATGATGAGGTTATTGATTGGGATGATAATGTTTATACTTCTGAAGGGTTCCGTAATACTAAAAAGTTATGTCTTGAAAAAAGAGTGATTGGTAAGAAAGTAATAACTCAAAATGGTTTTGAAAATATGGGTAGTAATCATCATCCGTTATTAGTTATTACTGAAGACTGTAAATTTGATTATAAAAATTTAGATACTATATTGCCAGGTGATAGGGTATGCATTCAGAGAGGACAGAATGTTTTTGGTAACAATCCAATTCCAGTGGATGATGCATATCTTATTGGTTTATTTATAGGTGATGGTTGTATAGGTAGTAAAGGCACCTTACCTAATATAACTTCAGAGGATGATAAAGTAAAATATTTTTGTATTAATTATTGTATTGAAAATGATGTAGAATATAGAAAAGATGATGATGTTAGGACTAAAAATACTTCTAAAATTTATTTTAAATCATTTAAGTCATTTTTCAATAAATATAATATAGATGAGGTACTATCTTACGATAAATCAGTACCTTATTCTGTTCGTACTTCTACAAGAGAATCTCAGATTGCATTTTTACAGGGTTATTTTGATGCTGATGGTACAGCTAATAGTACTAATGGGGGTGTTTCTTGTTGTTCTGTTTCAAAAAAATTATTACAAGAAATTCAACTTATGTTGTTAAATTTTGGTATAGTGGCAAGGTTGAGAAAAAAGAAAACTAAATCTAAATTTGGAAAAGCATATATACTTGATATGTTTTCAGAAGATGCATATAAGTTTAAAGAACTGATAGGTTTTAATTTAGAACGTAAACAAAAAGTACTTGATAATTATTTTGAAATTAAAAAATTGAATGTTAATAAAGACACTATCCCTTATGTAAAAGATATATGTTGGGATATAAGACAATCATTTTTAAAAGATAACAGTAAAAAATACAATGACCCTATTAGTAAGTTATTACCTTTTAAAAAAACAAATATTAAAGAAGTAACCTACAGTGTTTTATGTGAATTTATAGAAAATTTAAACAAAGTGGAGACCATTGGTTATAGTATAGATAATATCAAAGCTTCTTTATTAAAAGAAATATTAAAATATAATTACTACTTTGATACGGTAGTTTTAGTTGAAGATTGGCAAGGAGATTGCTATGATTTTGAAATGGATATGGAAAAAGATATAGAACCTAATTATTTTTCTAATGGTTTTATTAACCATAATACCTTCGCGCTTGGGTTACTGGCTGCCTTAAGTGCTTTGTTGTATCCAGGTAATAGAATTGGTCTAATTGGACCTGTATTTAGACAGTCTAAAATGATCTTCCATGAAGTTGAAAAGTTATACGACCAGTCAGCTATCCTTCGCGAAGCTTGCGTCAAACGCCCTACCCGTGGTTCAGATACGTGTTTCCTTAAATTCAAATCTGTTGGTGGAAAAACTCCTTCATATATCGAAGCGCTTCCATTAGGAGATGGCTGTTTATCTAATAAATTCGGGCACTTAACCTATAAAGATGGTTTTGGAAAGATAGCCGACGCTCATAAAAAACAGGTAGAAGAAAACCATTATATAGATAGAAAAGATGTTTTATGGGGTAATGGTAAGTTTAGAGAATCAGATAGGTCTTTATGTAATGGTAGAAAAGAAACGATTAAAATAAAAACTAAAAAAGGTTTTAAGAGTGAGGGTACGCCAAATCATAAATTTAAAATAGTACGTAATGGTAAAATTATATGGTGCCGTTTTGATGAAATGGTGATTGGTGATAGAATACTTATAGATAGAACTTATAGATGGCATAAAGGAAATTCTGATGTAACTAAAGAACAGGCCTATGCTTTGGGGTTGATGCTTGGTGATGGTAATTATACTAATAAGTATAGATTGAGATATACTACTGAAGACGAAGAGCTTATACACAAATTAAACATAGGCACTGGTTTAGTGTTTTCACAAGCTCCATCTGATAATGTACATTATGACGTTCAGGGTAAAAATTCTGTAAGTAATTGGTTAGATTTTTGGGATATAGAACTAACATATACTAAAGATAAAAAACTTCCTAAAAAAATACTATCCGCTTCTAGAGAATTGATGTCGGAGTGCATTAAAGGGCTTTTTGATAGTGATGGTCACGTACAAGTTAATACTTCTAAGGGTGGTACTGCTATAACTGTTGGTTTTACAAATACTTCTGAAGAATTAGTAAACCAATTACATTACATACTTTTACATTATGGTATTGTAGCCACAAAGACAGAACGCGAACGGGATGAAAATTGGAATACAATTTATGAACTTCTTATTACAGGACCAGATACAAAAATATTTTATGAAGAGATAGGATTTGGTTTAAAACGTAAAAATTCAATTTTGAAAGCCGCTATAGAAGCAAAAACTAAATTGTTTTCATACGAAGATATTCCTGGAATAAAAGATATTATGATTGATATTAGTACTAATAACAGAATAAAGAAAGGCAATGGTACTAAAGAATCGAGATATTGTAGAACTTCAGCTATTAAGAAAAGAGAATGTATTACGCCACATCTTGTAGATTGTTTTTTAAAATCATATGGTGATGTTGATGATGAAAGATTAAATTTAATTATAGAATTAAATAACCAAGACATATTTTATGATGAAATTACATCTATAGGTAGTGGTGAAGCAGTAACTTATGACATACATGTTCCAGATGGAAATGAGTATTGTGCAAATGGGTTTTTTAGTCATAATAGTAAAATTCGTGGATCTCGTTTTTATGTTATTTTAGTAGATGAGTTAGCTCAAGTACCAGATCAGATTTTGGATATGGTGCTTCGTCCTATGGGCGCTACATCTCTAGCCCCTATGGAAAAAGTTAGGCGTATAGAAGAACAAAAAAGATTGATTGAAGCAGGCCTGGCTACAGAAGCAGATTTTGCAGAAGAAAAAGTAAATAAGATGGTAATGACTTCTTCTGGTTATTATAAGTTTAATCACATGTGGCGTCGTATGCGTGATCATTGGAAAATGATGGCGGATGCTGAGGCTAAAGGAGAATATTGTGATTATTCAGTATGGCAAATTCCTTATTGGGATTTACCAGAAGGCTTCCTTGATATGAATAATATTAATGAAGCTAAACGTATTATGTCTAATAGCGAGTTTAGGATGGAATACGAAGGTGCCATGGTAGATGACTCAGAAGGTTTTTTTAAAGCATCTTTATTAGAAGATTGTACTTTAGGATCTGGTTTTGGTTTAAATCTTACGGGTGGTTCTGGTAATTTTATAATGGGTGTAGATCCTAATCAAGGTGGGGCTGATAGTTGTGGTGTTATAATTTTAGAACTTGGAAGTGAGCATAAGATAGTTAATGTAATTGAATTAAAGAAACAAACAACACAAGCACTAACAAAAGCTGTACAGTCTTTGTGCGAACAGTATAATATAATTCGTATTTACATGGATAAAGGTGGCGGAGGTAAAGCTATAATGGATTTATTGGAGGATGGTTATGATAATAAAGAACTAATTCTTGATAGATCTAATCCAGATAATGATTTTAAAGACGGTCGTCATATTTTAGAAATGGTAAATTTTAATCCTGCTTGGATTTCAGATGCTAATTTTACGACTAAGTCATTATTTGAATCTAAGCATTTACTTTTTCCAGAATTACCTGTTGGCGCTTCAGATGTAGTATCCAAAGCTTATGATTGTATACATACACTTAAATCACAATTATTAAGTATAGTAGTTACACAAACAACCACTGGTATATTGCATTTTGATACTCCATCAAAAACCATGCATAAAGATTTATATTCAGCATTAATTTTGGCAGCACATGGTGCCCGTACATTTGAAAAAGAGTTAGAAGAAGATGACAAACCTATACTACATCATGGGTCTGGAATGGTTAGATTACGTAATGGTAGTGGTGCAAATTTTAATCCTTTTTCAGCAGCTGTACAAACATCTAATTCATTAGTTACTGATTTTAATAGTACTAATAATATTTTAGGGTCTGCTATATTAAAAAAGAGAATTAAAAAGAAATAATAAACTAACCTCCCTTATTATATAAGTAATATTGTTGGTATGGGGTTTAAAGAGTTGTGGTTGAAATTAAGTTACTGCTGACAATTCGTTTACCCCTATCTTATATTAAAAACTCAAGGAGAACGTATAACTATGTCAGCGTATCAAAATAATGAAAATTATTCAGATTTCATGAATGAACCTTGGTGGAAAACTCCAGTAGCTAGTGGTGTTGATTACACAAAACGTAGGGCTGCTGTAAGTTATACTATTGATGATTTAATTGGTCGCAAAGATACTAACAAATACAAACTTGTTACTACTGATCCTACTACAGTTAGTGGTACTAGTGGTACTGTATTAACTTAATAAAGGATATTAATGACAACTGATCAAATTGACATAAATAAACTTACTGCTGATCTTAAAACCAAGTATCCCAATGCTGGTATTAATTCTATTGAGATTAATGAAGATAGAGGTACGTCTACACTTTATCTAACACCTACTAAACAAAATTTAGCTTTTTTAGATAAACCTGGCGCAGCGATTAATCCTCATATCTATAAGAGTAGTGCGGCTACAATTAATAGGGATGCTATTTCTAGAGGAGACTTGGATTTAGGTCTATCTAAATCACCTTATGAAACTGATTCTTTAGATTTATTTAAGGAAGCTGATAGGTTATATTATACTAACCCTCTACTTGGATCTGTTACCAATGTATTAGCATCTTTGGCTATGAAGGGTTTTGAGAATGACATTGATGATGAAAATATAAAGCAATTTTTTGACGTATGGGCGTTTGATGTTAATTTTGATCAGGTGCTTGAATGGATATTTTTAGATTTTTTTAAAATTGGTCATGTTACTACTTACAAAGTTTTGGCTAAATATGAACCTAGAGTATCTACATTATCTCCAGCTCCTGGAACAAGTATCAAAACAAAAACATCAAAAGGTGAATTAGAACGTATAAATAAACTACATGCTTCGTATCAAGAAGACGTAGAAAAAGAATATAGTAGTCTTGTTAATAAAGCTAAAGCTGCCGGAATATCTGGTGTAGAATTGTTAGCCTATGAAAGAGCTGCTAAAAAGAGTATTTGGTCTAAAGGGCATCTACCTGTATCTTATACAGTCCTCAATCCTCAAACAGTTAATATAGAAGGTAATTTACTATTTGATACTATTTCTGTAAAACTAACTCCTCCTCCAGAATTAGGCGAGCTTCTTAAGAAGAATACTTCTGAATTGACAGAGGACGAAAGAGCTTTAATAAAAGCTTTACCTAACGAGATGAAGAAGGCCGCAGAGTCAGGTGGAGAATTTCAACTAGATTCTCGTTTAGTTGGATCTGTAACTTATAGAAAACAGCCTTATGAGAGGTATGCTAAGCCAAGAAGTACTCGTTTATTTGAAACAATAAATTATCAGCAGAAATTGAAGGATGCTGATATAAGTACTTTGGATGGTATTTCTAATTATATATTAAAGATTACGGTTGGTAATGATGAGTACCCAGTTACGTCTCAAGCTGAGCTAGAGACTGTTTCTCAGTTGTTCAATACCCCAAGTAAGGGATTTGACGTAGTATGGAACCATACTATGGATATTCAAAAGATAGTTTCTCCAGAGATCGAGTCTATTTTAGGTAAAGAAAAATACGGCCAAGTTAATGATGATATGACAGCAGGTCTTGCTGTTACTAGAGCAATTATTGACGGCAGTGGGGATATAAATACCGCCGAAGTTGGACTTTTGACTAAGGGCATAATGGAAGAGGTAAATTATGCTCGTAGACAAGTTGAAAATTGGATATACAGAGAATACAGACAAATAGCAGAAGCAATGGGGTTTGACCGTTTCCCCAAGGTGAGATGGGATGAGGGTGTTCTTAAAGATACAATTCTTTATATGAATACGCTAGCTCAGTTGGTGGATCGTCGTATGCTTAGTTATAGGACAGCTTTGGAGGCATTAGGCTTTGATTATGCCAATGAATTACGTAATATGCAAGAAGAACTGTCTCTTGTAGAGGATGGTACCTTCGGTATAATTGGATCTCCGTTTCAAAAGGCTGCTAATCCATCAGGAGTTCAAGATACACAAAATGCACCTACAGGGACCCCATCTAACGGCAGGCCAAAAGGCCAAACTAAGCAGAAAACTACAAACACAGATCCAGCTAATCAGCCTGGTACAAAACCTACTAAAACAAATAAAAAAGCGGCTTCTTGGGAAGACGTAAAACATATGTCCTCTGAAGAGTGTGATGCTTTTTTGGCAGGAGCCAAGGAAGTTTTAAGTGGGGAAGATTATATTAATTTTGTTGAAACTGTTTTAAAGGAAAGATTAGATGTCTAAAAGATTAACATATGGTTTTGTAAAAGAGCAGTTTGAAAAAGAAGGTTGCATTTTATTGAGTTTAGATTATAAAGGAAATAGACAACCTCTTAAATATTTATCACCAGAAGGTGAAGAATTTGAAACCACTTGGCAATCTTGGCAACAAGGTAAAAAAGCACATAATGACCCAAAATTTTTGAGACCATCTATACATACTATTAATAAGTCTTTTGCTGATTGTGGATATAAATTAATATCTACTGAATATAAAAATAGTAAAACTAAATTAAAATATATTTGTCCAAGAGGTCATAATAATAGTATGATTTGGAAATCTTGGAGAAATGGTCATAGATGTCCAACATGTTCGGTAGAAGATAGTAGGAATAGGCCAAAGTACTATAAACAATTAGAAAATGATTATAAAATAGATGGTGTAATTTATAAAGCAACTAATAAAGTTAATGGCAAAGTATATATTGGACAAACAGTTTGTGATTTTCATAAAAGAAAACTTAAACATTTTTCTAAATCTAATGAAGAAAAACCAACCATGTATTTTCATAGAGCATTGAAGAAGTACGGAAAAGATAGTTTTAAATGGGAAGTAATTGAAAATTGCGATTCAAAAAAAGAACTTGATGACATGGAGTTCCATTACATTAAACAATACGATTCTTTTAAAAATGGTTATAACATGACTTTAGGTGGTGAGGGTTCGGTTGGTAGAAAGCATACTAAAGAAGCTATGTTGAAAATATCAAATTCTAGAAAGGGTATTTTGGTAAGCGAAGAGACGAAAGTTAAATTATCAAAGATGCGTAAAGGTAAGAAAAAATCTAAAGATCATGTAAAAGCGGTAGCTGAATCTAAGAGTGAGTACTGGGAAATTACATTTCCAGATGGTAGAATTAAAATAATAAAAAATTTAAGTGCTTTTAGCAGAGATTATAATCTAAATGATGGTGGGTTACGTATGGTGGCTTATGGAAGAAGAAACCATCACAAGGGATTTAAATGTAAAAAAATAGGAAAGTCTTTGGAGGCATAATGGAAGATAATAAACATAAATTCTATTTAACAGCAAGTACTGTAAAAATAGAACAAGAAACACCAGAACTTAAAAAAGAAGTAGCAGCAGTCATTGACTTGCCTTTAAATTCTGAAAAACAAATGGATCTTGGTTATTTTTCAGCGGTACTAGTTTCTACTGGTACTAATCTAAATTCTGCACATTTCTTAGGTTCTGAATTATTGGCAGCTGCTGATACTGTTAATAATAAAGCAATAGATGTTGAACATATAGAAGATGAGATCATAGGTCATATTTATTCATCAGCCTTTGTTGATAAAGATCATAAACCTTTGGATTTACAAGAATTGGCCTCTAATGAAGTTGCCTGTTTAGATAAAAAAGATATGCATATCCATATAGGATGTATTATGTATAGAGATAGATTTAAAGATT